GTCTGTGTCTGAACTAATTTGAAGCGAACAATCGCCATCTGTTGATTGAAACCTTGCTTCTACTGCACCTGCTGATTGTAAATTAAAATTATGTGTTGGAGTAATTCCAATACCCACTTTGCCAGAACTGTCGATGCGCATACGCTCTGTGCCGTCTACGTTAAAGTAAATAGCAGAATTAGCTGCAAGATTTGGAGCATCGGCGCTAATAGTTAAAATACCTGAGCCGCCGTTTCCATCAATCTCGCTGTAGTGCCCAGTGCCATAGTCGCTGTCTTCAAACCGTATAGCGGGGTAATCAGACCGAAGTGTTAATAACCTACCCGGAGAACTAGTACCAATACCCACGTTGCCAGAGCTGTCGATGCGGAGGCGTTCTACTGCACTACTAGACGCTGAATCTGCGTGGGTTGAGAACGCCATATAAGTAGGGATTCTGTTATCAGCAATAGTTCCTTCACTGACTAAGCTAATCCTTCCAGCGTGAACAAAACTATCTCCATCGTACCCATATCCATCAAAATTAAATATAGCATCGCCTGTCGTAAGTGCTGCTGGAGAAGATAAGCTTCCCCTAGAAGCTCTTAAATACTGTGTGCAATGTGGAGAAGCGGCTGAACGATAAGAAGTCATACCTAAACTAGCAAAAGTTCCATCATTTTCTATTTCTAGTTGATAATCGGGACTCGCAGTACCAATACCCACGTTGCCAGAGGAGTCTATGCGTAGGCGTTCTGCAGCACCCGTTCTGAACTGCATATAATCGCCATTGTTTTGGTATGCAATAGAACCTGCGTCAGTATCGGCAGAATCACCTAAGCGTAATTCACACTCGCCCGTTCCGCTTGTTGAAGTTAAACGGAGGTAGGCACTACTCCCTGTCACTTCAATTTCAGTATCAGCAGTAACACTACCAGTAACATCAATACCTGTTGAGGTTGTGGCTAATTTAGTTACATTGTTGAATCTTAATGTACAATCACCATCTGCTGTAAAGTTAGCTAATGTTTCACCAGTATATTTTTGGAAAGCTATATTTCCATTTCCTCGTAAGATTAAATCTCCAGTACCAGCATCATCAATATAACTATCAGAACCATTGTGGTATATCTGTAAATCATTACCAGCACCAAACTGTGCCTTGACGTTATCACCAAGGTTTATATTACCTGTCATAGTGCCACCAGCCGTAGCTAGTTTCGTGTTAATCTGTGTTTGAATAGCTGACGTTACACCGTCAACGTAGTTTAGTTCTGCGGTGCTAAGGGTTGCGCCGTCAAGGATGTTAGCTTCGGCCTGTGTCGTATTAACCGCACCTGTTACGTTAGGAAACGTTGCTTTTATTGTTGACTTGATTCCTCTTATGTGGTCATCACCCTCACTTACGTTATCTGTTGTGGTTGGGTTAGCACTGTTAAGTGAATCAATGAAGCTGAAACTTTCTAAGCTCATAATATACTCCTATATTTGTCGAAGATAAATCTTCTATGAAGATGTTGCAGTTACTGTTACCGTAACTTGTAATGTATCACCACTTAGAACTGCTCTTGCAGAACCAAAGTCTACAACACCATATAATGTTCCACTGGTTCCTGTAGCAACACTCCCTAAGAAGGCTCCTGCGATGGTTGCTGTACTAGAGATACTAAAGTCAACACTCGAACTGTTAGTCATACTGCCAGCTGACGCTGTGCCTTCTGTCCATTCTTTTCTGTTTCCGGAGTATCCTGCTGCTTCAGCCCACGTGGAATGAGAAGCTAGTGTGTCTGCTGCTACTGGTGTACCTGCTGCTTTAAGACCAATGTACCAAGGACTTACAGCGGTACTGCCAGTGAACTGTGTGTTTAGAATATGATTAAGTCCCTCAGTTGTAATTAGGTTCTTCTTTGTTTCTGACCATTTAATGTTACCGATACTATCAAGACAAGTTATTGTCCATACGTTAGATAACTGTAAGTTTGCTACTGTGTCTTGTTGCATTTTATTTACTCCGTTTATATTAAGTGTTGTTGTGTTTGTTATGTCCACGTTGTTGTGTCCTCTGATGAGTCAGACCAAGTTGTTAAGTCCTCTGTTTCGTTTACCCAGGTTGTTGAGTCTTCATCAATAATGTTCCATAAGAAAGCATCTGATGTTACTGCTGTTAATGAACCACCTATCGTTATAGACTCTTGGTATGATGTATTGTTCCTAACATTAGTCTCTATACTTTGTATAACACTAACAGGTATGTTCATTATAACCTGTGTGGATGCTCCTACGGTACTTGTTATAATACCACTAACAGCCATTGTTAAGTCCTCTGAAACTGTGTTAGCAATTGCAGCCGTTAGTGCGGCACTACTTAAGTATATTGTACTTCCTGCTACAGATGTATCTGTTGTTGTAGGTAATGTAATCGAACCAACTACAAAGGCCGTTACTGAAGTAGTTGCCGAGGCTCCTGTTGGTAAGTTAATACTTACTGGTACAGCTATAGAGCTGGTTGCTGTTAAACCGACTATACCCGAGATGTTTCCCACCACCGGAGAGTCCCTGTCTTCCTGATGAGTCTCACTCAACATTAAGCTAACTATGGATATTGTCACCGGCATACCCAGTGTCTGTCCTAGTGTGTTACCTAGAGAACTGCCTAATGATGCTGAGTGTGTATATGTATCGTTAGGCCATATATGGTCTGTTACAGCCCAGTCGTGAGTGCTTGATGCCCACGTACTTTGTGCCATTATTACCCCTCTACCCCGGAGTAAATGTTACGTACTCTCATAGTAGAACCTGAGTGTCTATCTTTATCATCTGCCTGTTGTAGTTTAGAAATGCTTTGGTTATAAGCTCCTAACCAAACTTTTATTCTTTCGTCGTTCTGTAAGAAGGGTTCAGCTTCTAGTAATGTAGCGTAAAGAAGAACATCTGGCGCGTTCTCTGTCAACCAATGTGTTGTTATAGTTCCTGATGTACCGTCACCAAGAGGTGTAAACTTCTTATAGTAGGCCATCTCAATAGTGTATCCTGAGTCTGGTATAGGTGCTAGTTGAATCTCATCTCCTACAATAGAATATGCTGTAGGTTTACCTGCAGATGAACCTCCGTATAACCTATCTAACATCTCTAATGAGATAAACTCTAGAGGTGTAATAGGATTAGTGTTTAGTTGAATATTTCTCATTTGCAAATAACCAGACGGTAAATTAATGTACCTGTTGTCTGTTGTGGTTGTTGCTGTACTACGAACTTCCATAGCACGAATTCTTAAGTCTCTACTGATACGTGATTCAGCTAGAGTGATAAAATCTGGTATGTTTGTGGTTAGGTCGGTTCTGTCTAACCAGTCTGCAACTGATGTCTTTAGTCCTGAGAATGTATCTAGTGCCATTATAGTTTTCCTTTAGTTGAACGCCAAGGCTCGTTCTCTGGTCTATTTAACCACTCCTTCATTCTGTCAGGGTCTTTGAACGTACCATCCCTCATTAACTTCTCTAATATAATCATAGGTATTTGAGCAACGTGGTGTGAAAATTGAGAGTCGCCCTTATAACGATTCCTTCCCTGTTCAAATCTGTCTGTTGCATTTGCGTCTGCAATACTCTTAAGTATTTCCTTGTCTTGTTTAGAGACAACAGTAAGTGAGCCATCAAGATTTCCAATTAGTTTTGTTTGTATAGTCATATGGTAAACCACCCCAGTTTCCCAGGGTGGTCAGTTGGTTTAACCAGTTGTATATCTGATTTTACCGTTGGCAGCTTCGTTACCACAGCGTAGACCAAACTCCACAAGAAGCATCTTCTTGTCTGAGTCACCAGTTGTAGAAAGCTCTACAGTCTGGAAGTCACGTAGGTAATCTACAGACCACATATCGTGGTCAAGGAAGTACACAACGTCTTGGTCCGCAAAGCGGTCAAGCTGAATGTTGAAAGTACCAAAGTCACTTACATATACGTCAACCGCATTGTAAACAGTCTTGTTATCGTCAACAACAGAACGTGTAGAATCAGCACGACCACTCATAGCAGTAATCAACTTCTTGTTGGTTGCTCCTAAAAGGATTGTACCTGGTGAACCACCGGCGTTCCAAGTAGACTCAGCTACAGCTACAATATCAGCTTCAACAACAGCTGCGTGAGTACCTGAAGTACCTGCGTCCGTTACGTTAGTAGTGATAAAGTTAGCAGCACCACGAGTCTCTCGTGCAGTACCTGAAGAACCAGCTACAGCAGCATTATCCGCAAGTAGTGAAGTCTCCATATCACGCTTAAGCTCTTTAGAAGCTTTAGCTAGTTGGTGAGCCATCTCTGACTTCTTACCAGCGTTGTTCACCTTCTCTTGAGTACCAGTAACTTCAACAACCTTTTTAGAGATTTGTGTGTAGTTACTAAGACGTGTAGAAGCAGTAGTTGCAGCAGTACCTGCGGCAGCTCCCTCAGCGTGGTAGTTAGTAGCGGAAGCCGCGGTTAGTGCGTCTGTCTGCCATTCAAATTGAGTGTTGGAAACACTCCCCTTTTTTGCAATGCCTGACAGAAATGGTGTATCTGTCGGGCTGATGTCGTAGATTACATCAGACAAATCCTCACGGATTGCTGTTGCGTCATACGTTTCAAAGTTAGTAGGCATATTGTACCCTCCTAGTTGTTGCTACATATTATAGCATATCATAAAATATGGAGGCGGCGTCCTCTTGTTTACCGCTGCTCCTTAACCTTGCACGCTTCTTATTGGCTGCTTCATCGGCTGTCTCTGACTTTTGTTTACCTCTTCCGGGTTTCTGGACTTTAGGAACTTTCTTGACTGCCTTCTTCTTAGGAGCTACCTTCTTAGTTAACCTGTCGTATTCCATAGCCTTTTTAAGGATAAGAACACTACGGTGGTCGGCTAATTGACTTATCTCCTGTGGAAGAAAACCTACTGACGATGCATACTTTTGTATGTCCTGTTTGATGGTAGAGTCTTTACTCTTCCATTCAGGAATAACATCTACAAGCTTAGTATATTCTTGTTGAACAAACGTAGCTCGTTGCTTCTTAACTTCAGTCTCCTGTTCCTGACGGATATAGTGCTGCTGTTCTTCTGCGTTAGTTACTCTTTCCTGTGCGTCCCTGAATTCATCCTTCTTAAGCATATAAGCGTAAGGGTCTTCTTCTTTCAAAGAAGTCCAATCTACACTATCATATTCAGATAACTTGGCCTGTTGTTGCTCTTGCAACATCTGCAACCCATTTGCGTACATTTGCCTCTCTTGGTCTAACTGCATACGTTCGGACTGGATATTCTCCGTCTCCTTACGTTGCTTGGCTAGAGCCTGAGACTTACGAGTATAGTCAGCTTGTCTCTGGTATCCGTTTCTAAGCTCATCAATACTAACTTCTAATTCCTCTCCGTCTACCTTTATGGTATACCTTAAGTCCTCTTCGTTTACTACTTCAGGGTCTTCTTCTTCTTCACCTTCTTCCTCTACTTTCTCGGATATTTCTTCCTCTTCAGGAGTATCCTCGGTTTCGACTTCAGCTTCCTCTGTCTCAGCTTGCGCCTCAACTTCTTCCTCAACTACTGACTCGTCATCAACAGTCTTGGTTTCCTCGTTTGCGGTTTGCTCTTGTGAGTCCCACATTCCTAGGATTTTATTTGCAGCTTCTTCAGAGCTGCCTTGCATACCTCTTTGGGGTATTGTGTTAACTTCTTGGTTGTCCTGTCTAGGGTCCATAAGTTACTCCTCTCTATTGTTGTTTAATTACTCGCCCTCTCTGCGAACTTACCTGTTGTTAGAACAGACTCCATATATGTCTGTACTAATTCTAGTGCCTTAATAGCCATATATATATTATCCCTCTCTTCTCCTTCTTCATACTCCGTATTAAGTAATAGTTCAATTAAACCCTTCCTTACTTCTTTGTACGACTCTTTATATATATCGTTATTAAGGACCGCCTTAGCTTCGTTTCCTCTGCTTAAGTCCTCTCCTCTCTTTCTCCCCATAGTCTTTAAGGACCAATCTTAACTGGTCTCTCTTGCTCCCTTTCTAGTATTAATTCTTGTTGTTTAAGCGCTAGTTCAGCCTTCTTAATCTCAAGTTCTTGTGCTTTTATTTGCATATTGACACTAGCTTCTTGCTTCTTAAGTTCAATCTCTTGTTGCTTTATCTGAGCCTCTAGTTGCATCTCTTGTTGTTTAAGTGCAGATTCCTGTTGAATCTTCTGTGCCTTAATCTTAAGCTCTTCAGCCTTAAGTTGAGACTCCACCTGTTTGGCTTGTTCTTCTGGGGAAGGGCCTTGTTGTTGTGGTAAAGGCTCGTCACCGGGGTCGGTTATAAAGTCATTTACGTTTCTCATACCCATAGCACGTATCTGTTCCGCTACTAAGTTATAAATATTCTTAGGTTTAAGCATCATTCCTGCTGCGGGGTGTTGAGCAATCATCTGGATTGTCTGACTAAGCCTACTCAAGTTTATTAGGTTCATCTCTTTATTGCCGAATCCTAAACCTACTTGGGCTGTACAGTCCATCTTCTCTCTCCAGTCAGCTGGGTAAAGAGTAGTCCATTTATTGTTTAGACGTACCAACTTCTCTGGCTTCTCGTATTTCTGTACTAGTTGATAGACAGACATAGCTAAGTCTTTCATACCGGTCTCTGCAAAGACACGAGCAATAAGCTCAATCTTCTGTTGTGCCGCAGACATTACTTGAGACACTCCACTAGCTGTTTGGTGGGACTTGAGAGCACCCTCACTAAGTCCCATACTGTTCTTACTTACACCTGTTCGTTCCTCACGGATACTGTCTAGGTAACCCAACATATTAAATGAATTGGCGTCTAGCTGTGGTGTTTGTAAAGGTGTGACAGCACCTGGTGTACGTACTCTTACAATACCACCTGGTCTAGAAGTCATTAGGTCATCTAAGTTAGCTTGGCCCTCTACTACTTGATAGCGTCCGTTGTTAGTGAGGTACATATTATCTAACAAGTTACGCATCAGTGTTGTCTTAATAAGTTGAAGGTCAGATATTATATCATAGATACTGAGACCATAGAACTTATGAGGCATTGGGATAGGTGTAAGGGAGGAGAAGGGAACACTATCCACAGCCTCATTGTCTAAAATCTCATCTCCGACCTTCGTTATTTTTCTTAACTCATCTATACCGTCATTATCATAGTCTACTCTAATGTAACATTCAGTAATCCATAAGCCTTCGTCAATAGAGCCGCTTGGGTTTACAGAGTGTTGTTCGTGTTGGAACCTCGCTAGACGTTCCTGTTTATAATCTGCCTCGTCGTTACTAAAGGCTTTCTCGATTATCTTCTTAGAGTAACCTTGCTGTAGTAACTCGGACTTTGTGCGCTTAACTCTGTGCGCTACAAACCTAGCTTCCTTTATAGACTTGGCGTATTTATTTATTAAGAATTCTTCTGGAGGAACGTTCTCAATTCTTACTTGACCTTCCTCGTATGTTCTTTTAACCACAACGTCGTGTAGTTCTGGTTGTGGTTGTGTTTGTAGTAACTCTTCTTCTGTGGCACCTTCAGGTATTCCACCGGTTACTGTATGTTCTTTGACCTCTACGTTATCGTCCAGTAGCAAAGCCGTGAACTCTTCTTCCGTAAGGTTCTTATATTCTTCTCTTATTACTTCAGAAGTATCGTCCCAGTAGTGCTTTACTATGCCGTTCTTCTGTAGTAACGCGTCTTTAAACCAGCTATATATGATAGAGAACCCGGGGTTCTGCCTCATTATAACATAGTTAGTGTAGTCAGTTGCTTGTTCTGCTGTCTCTACGTCCTCAGGACCTTGAGGTTCAAACTTAACAATCTTATCACCGCCTGTGAATATCTTCATCAGGCTGGGCATAATCCACTCGATTACATCTGCGACATCTCTAGTAACAATCTTACTACGGCCTTCTTGTTCGTTGCCGTACTTCTTACCGTAGTATCTGTCCAGTGCGTCTGAGCGTTGTTGAGTTAGCTTACCGTCACCATATCCTAGAGAGCCTACTATCTCCTGTTCTAGGTGTGCAGACAGTTCTCTATTGGTCATTTTCTTCATAAACTATTTACTTTTGTTAATAGGGTATTTGCTTTCTTTAGGTACAGCCTTGACAATTTCTTTCAAGTCTTTAATCTCTTCAAGTATTTCCATAATTCTATCTTCTAACCATCGTGGGTTCATATTATCTTCTCCGTCCGTCGAACACGTTACTGTTCTGTTATACAATCCAACTTAAATTCTGTTTAGGTAGTTCCTTTCCCCAAACACTATCGTTACCTGTAAATACTA